CAGCATCAAAACTTTTGGTATCAGCCTCCATCACCAGCTTAAAAGTTAAGTTTTTACCAGACATGCTGACCTCTAAATTTTAGGCAATAAAAAACCCGCAGAAGCGGGTTAATGTAGGTATTTAAAAGCACATCTTAGTGCCTTAACTTATCCACAAGATTTAGACCATAGAGCGTCCATTACTTGAGGAGTAAAAACAGAATTTTTTGAGTCACTTTCAATCATGACTGTATCATTTGCCGGATCATAAATGTAACGAGAGTATCCAACATAACCGCCCATGCGGTTTTTAGAATTCACTTCACCACAGTTACCTTTTTGGTTTCTGAATTTGGCTGAATCAGAGTCAATTAATTGCTCTTTGACTTTCTGAGCAGCTAATTCAATTTGAGCTTGTTGTTTATCTTGCTCTGCCTTTTGTGCAGCTTCATTTTCTTTGATGCGGGCTAATTCAGCTTGGGCCTTTTGTTCTGCAGCAGATTTAGCAGTATTGGCAGCATCAATTTTTTCCTGCTCTAATTTTTGCTGATGAGCAATCTCAGCTTGTTTTAATCTTTCAGCTGATGCCTTGTTACTTTGGTGCATAAAGTAGAACATGCCAGATGCCAAAACTAAAAGGCCAATGATTAAGTATTTCATTCGGCATCCCTCTTAGATATTACGCCAAAGAATTTTCACAATTTTGCCTCGACATAAAATGATGTTGTATTCCTGCAAATCTACCTGTTTT